AAATACAACAACTAGCTGAAAAAATTACAAACTCAGCTACTGCTGCAACAGGAACAGTTAACTACGATGTAATTACACAAGCAGTATTAAATTATACTACAGATGCTTCAGGTAACTGGACATTAAATATTAGAGGTGATGGTTCTAATTCATTAGATTCAATTATGGACACCGGAGAATCAATTACTATTGCACACATTGTTAAACAAGGTGGAACTGCATACTACAATTCAGCTGTACAAATCGATGGTAGTGGAGTTACTCCAGAATGGCAAGGTGGTTCAGCACCAACAGAAGGTAATGCTAGCTCTCTTGATGTATACACATATACAGTTATTAAAACAGGATCAGCTACATTTACAGTATTAGCATCGCAAACACAGTTTGCATAATAGGAGGTCTATAGAAAGATGCCAATTATAGGTTCATTCGGAGCAGGATCCGCAGGAGGATTCGGTCAAAGAAAAGGTAAGGGTGCATTTCCTGTTTCATTAGATTATTTAGTAGTTGCTGGTGGTGGAGGAGCTGGTAATGATAATGCTGGTGGAGGAGGTGGTGGAGGCTATAGAGCTTCAGGATATGGACCAGCTCCTTTACAAGGGTCAACTCTTTGTATTACTTCAGCATGTCATGTTTATAATATAACAGTAGGTGGTGGCGGATCATCAGGTCCAAGTATTGGTACTAATGGTAATGATTCAGTATTTAATGTATGTGGAGTAGAAGGAACAGATAAAATTACATCTACAGGAGGTGGTGCTGGTGGAGGTCAAGAAGTTGGAGGAAATCCAGGGGGGTCTGGTGGTGGAGCAGGTTCAAGATGTCAAACAGGTGGATCTGGTAATACACCTCCGTTTAGTCCATCTCAAGGAAACCCAGGTGGAAATAGTACAGCTAACTCTGGAGGAGCTGGTGGTGGTGGAGCTACTGCTAGTGGTGGCCCTGCACCTGGATCATCTGCTGGTCCAGGTGGAAATGGAGCACCAAATTTAATTAACTGTGGTGGAACACCTTTTTCAATAACTGCATTTTCTGGTGGTGGTGGCGGTGGTGGAAATCAACAAAATCTTCCAGGAGCCCCAGGTGGTAGTGGTGGAGGTGGAGCAGGAGATCAATGTGGAGCAGCTACTCCAGGAACAGTTAATACTGGTGGTGGCGGTGGAGGTGCTGGTCAAAATTATGGAAGTGCTGTCGGTGGATCTGGAGGATCTGGAGCCGTTGTAATTAGAACACCATCTGCTTTTACATTAGCAGTAACACCTTGTACAAATCAAACAGCAACTCACCCTGGTGGAGATAAAATAGCTACATTTACAGTTTCTGGAACATTGACAATCACATAATATAAGATATACATATCTTATACAGATATGAGTAAAAGGTATATATATTGGTGGTTTAAAAAATTATTTTCTATAGACGAAATAAAAAAATTAAATAAAAAAATTAAAAATAATATTATTAACAAAAAAGACAATGCATCTAGTTCAATTAAAACAGCAAAAGTTTTATCTATTAATCCATCTCCTATAAAAGAATTAGATAAATTTTTTAAGTCTATATATGAATCTAATAAAGATAATTTTGGTTTTAATTTGTATGACTTTTCTACAGAAAAACAAAATAATATAAATTATAATATCTATAGTTCAAAAGACAAAGCAGAGTATCAATATCACACAGATGGTACGTATGGTCATCACTCTTCTGATATTAAATTAACAGCTATTTTGAATTTATCTCTCAAAAAATATGAAGGAGGGGATTTTTATATAAACCCTTTTGGACAAGAGGAGATAGTAGACTGTATAAAAACACCAGGTAATTTATTGATTTTTCCTTCTTATTTTTTACATAAAGTAACTCCTGTTACAAAAGGAGAAAGAATTAGTTTATCGGCATGGATAAGAGGACCTAAATTTAATTAAATATGAATTTAACAAATTATTATTGGTACTTTCAATCAGCTATACCTTCTCGTATATGTGATGACATTGTAAGGTATGGTCATCAATTACAAGATCAAATGGCAGTGACTGGTGGACTTGGAAAAAAGAAATTAAATCAAAACGAAGTTAAAGATTTAAAAAAGAAAAGAAATTCAAATATTGTTTGGATGAATGATCGTTGGATTTATAGAGAAATACAACCTTATGTTCATGAAGCAAATAAAAATGCTGGTTGGAATTTTGATTGGGATTGGTCAGAGTCTTGTCAATTTACAAAATATACTAAAGGACAATTTTATGACTGGCATTGTGATAGTTGGGATAAACCTTATTTTAATCCACAAAATCCACAAGATTCAGCAAATGGTAAAATTAGAAAATTATCAGTGACCGTTACTTTATCCGATCCTAAAGATTACAAAGGTGGTGAGTTAGAATTTGATTTTAGAAATTTAGATCCAGATAAAAAAGCTAATATTGTTAAATGCAAAGAGATATTACCTAAAGGATCTTTAGTTGTATTTCCTTCATTTGTGTGGCATAGAGTGTGTCCAGTTAAAAGTGGTGAAAGAAATAGTTTAGTTATATGGAATTTAGGATGGCCATTCAAGTAAAAGATAATTTTTTAAACGATCAAGAGTTTGAAGAAATTAAAAACAAAATTATGGGAAACAATTTTCCTTGGTTTTTTTATGATTATATTACTAATGATAATGATCCTATAGATAACTTTTATTTTATACATAATATTTTTAGACAACCTTCTTTAGCAAGTGGATGGTTTAAACTTTTTAATAACTTTTTAGAAAAAATAGAATATAAAAGTTTATTAAGAATAAAGGCAAATTTATATTTAAAAACAAAAAATAAAGTTATTCATAAACCACACAAAGATTATCCTTATGAACATAAGGGTTGTATTTTGTATATAAATGATAATAACGGAGAAACTTTTTTTGGAAAAGAAAAAGTTAAACCAAAAGCAAATAGAATTGTATTTTTTAATCCTAATGAAGAACATTCAAGCAGCACCTGTACAGATCAACAAAGAAGAGTAAATATTAATTTTAATTATTTTTAAAAAGAAAATATGATAAAAACAATGAACCAGGTTTTACCAAAAGAAATTAATAATGATATTATTAAGTTATTATTAAAACAAAGAAATTGGGGATTTGCATTTGATAATGGTGGAATCGATAAATTTATAAAAGATGTTATTATAGAAAACACCTCTAACAGGGGTTTTAACATTATAACTTATGATGATGTATTAAATATAAAATTAAATAGTGCTTTAAATATATACGCCGATATAGTTTTTTGTAGAGTTAAGGAGTTTTTAAAAATTAACTTTAAAAGACCATCCAGATATTTTTGGAATTATTATGATTCTTCTTCAACTGCTTTTGAACATATAGATTCAGAAGATAAAAATAAAATATCTATAATATATAATTTACATGATAATGATGGAGGCACTATGATAAATAATAGATTTTATGAAAGTAAAGGAGGACAAGCTATTATTTTTTCTAGCAATATAATACATAAAGGTATCATGTCCGAAAATAAAAAACACAGATTTAATTTAAATATAATAGGAGTGGTATGAAAAAGAAAAAAACAAAAGCTAAAAAACAAAAAGTAAAAGATATAATTGAAGAAGGTTATCCAAAACAATTAACAAAAGAACAATATTTTGCTTGTCCTGTATGGTATGCAGATCAAGAAAAATTTGTAGATGATTTAAATAAAGCATCAGATCCTTATATTGAACAATCTAAGAAAAATTTAAAAGAAACGATTGATAAAAGAAATAAAGAATTTGGTGACAAAGGCGATATGGGTCACGTATTTCATTCAACATCATTAATTGGTGATCCTAAATTTTTACAGTTACAAAATTATGTAGGAGCAACAGCACATAATTTATTAGTTGAGATGGGTTTTGATTTAACTAATTATCAAGTCTTTATAACTGAAATGTGGGTACAAGAGTTTGCTAAAAAAGGTGGTGGTCACCATACTTTACATACTCATTGGAATGGACATATGTCTGGTTTTTATTTTTTAAAAGCTAGTGAAAAAACATCTATGCCAATATTTGAAGATCCAAGACCCGGTAATATAATGAACTTGTTACCAGAAAAAAATAAAACAGATATAACTTATGCAACTTCAATGATACATTATAAAGTTAAACCTGGTAGAATGATTTTTTTTCCATCGTATATGCCTCATCAATATATTGTGGATATGGGTTATGAACCTTTTAGATTTATACATTGGAATTGTCAGGCTATTCCTAAATCAGTTTTAAACTATAATATGGAGAAATAAAATGTCATTTAAGAAAAATAAATATTCAATATTAAAAGGAGCTATATCAAAAGAATTAGCAGATTTTGTTTACAAATATTTTTTAAACAAAAGACAAGTTGCAAGATTTTTATTTGACAACAAATATATTTCACCATTTACAGAATACTTTGGTGTATGGAACGATCAACAAGTACCAAACACTTATTCTCATTATTCTGACATTGCAATGGAAACTTTATTACAACAAGTAAAACCAGTTATGGAAAAACATACCGGATTAAAATTAAGTGAGACTTATTCGTATGCAAGAATATATAAAAACGGAGATGTCTTAGCTAGACACAAAGATCGATACTCTTGTGAAATTTCAACTACCTTAAATTTAGGTGGAGACGAGTGGCCAATCTATTTAGATCCAACAGGTAAAGAAGGTCAAGCAGGAATTAAAGTTGATCTTAAACCTGGTGATATGTTAATTTATTCTGGATGTGAATTAGAACATTGGCGAGAAGAATTTACAGGTAAAAATTGTGGTCAAGTATTTTTACATTATAATAAAGCAGGATCTAAAACTGCTAAAGAAAACGAATTGGATAAAAGACCTTTAATTGGTCTACCAGCTTGGTTTAAGGGTACTAAGTTGACTAAATCTAAAAAATAGTCTATATATTAGACTTGTACGGAGAGTTCCACCACACCACTCTCCGTGCTTTTAAAAAAATATTATAAAAGGTTATAAATATGGCACATTTTGCAGAACTAGAATCAAAAGTAGACCCAACAGGTTTTACCACTGATATACATCAAATTGTAAAAAGAGTTGTTGTAGTAGGAAATGATATATCAACAGCAGCTGGATCATTAGGTGATAATGATATGCACGTTGATGGAGAAACTTGGTGTATTAATTTTTTCAAAGGAGGAACTTGGAAACAAACTTCTTACAATAATAATTTCAGAAAACAATATGCGGGTATTAATTATAGATATGATTCAACAAAAGATAAATTTATATCACCACAACCTTTTGCATCTTGGTCACTTGATGCAAGTGATGATTGGCAAGCACCAATCACTTATCCAACAATCACGGATGATGAAGCTACTCCAGTAGTTTGGAGATATAATATCAGATGGAATGAAACAAAGTATCAAGCAGATAATACTAAAGGTTGGGAAGCAACTAAAACAGACGATACAGCGGAAACACCAACAGTATACGATTGGAACGGCACAGCTTGGATAGCTTCTTAAAGCATCTAAAAAATATTAAATATCCTGTCAAAAAACAAAAACAAAAAGAGTTGTGGGATATAGAAGGTATTATTAAAAATAAATCTAATCAATCTTTTAAATTTGATTTAAGACCTATTTCTAAACATGGAAATGAATTAGGAAAAAAAGGAAGTACAGAAACAAAAGCTAATAAAATGGTATTTGAATCTAAACAACAATGGATCATAGTTGATATTGAAGAACTTCACACTTATTTAAAAGAAAATAAGCTACAAAAAGTATATTTACAAGATTTGCTATCCAAGCTAGAGTGGAATATAATACTACCAAAATAATAAAAAGCATATATAATGAGGTGCTATGCTTCAGAAAATACAATTTAAGCCAGGATTTAATAAACAAGCTACAGAGACCGGTGCCGAAGGTCAATGGGTAGATGGGGATAATGTACGTTTTAGATATGGACAACCTGAAAAAATAGGTGGTTGGCAACAATTAGTAGACAATACAATAGCGGGTCCGGTCAGAGCTCAACATACTTGGACAGATTTAACTGGTAAAAAATATGGGGCTTTAGGTACATCCAAAGTTTTAGTTATTTATTATGAAGGTGCTTTCTATGATATTACACCTATTGAAGCAGATGTTACCGGTTGTACATTTGATTCAACAACAGGGTCAGCAACAGTAACAGTTAATAAAACATCACATGGTTTATTAGAAGGTAATTATATAAAATTTAAATCTGTATCTTTACCTGGTGGTGGAGAAACAGGATATAGCATAAATTCTTTTGAAACAAATGTATTTGAAGTTATATCAGTTCCAACATCTTCTACATTTACAATTACTATGGCATCAAATGAAACTGGCACAGGTATGTCAGCTCAAGGTTCAGCAACTTTTAATAAATATATTGACGTTGGTCCAGTCTTTCAAACATCTGCATATGGTTGGGGTACAGACGCATGGTCATCTGGCGGATGGGGAGAAGAATCTTCTACAACAACAGTAACACTCGACCCTGGCTCCTGGTCACTCGATAATTACGGCCAGCTGCTAGTAGCAACAATTAGAAACGGAGGAACTTATACATGGAATCCGACAGCTGGTTTAGATACTAGAGCAACTATTGTTTCTGGTGCACCTACAGCATCTTTAATGAGTCTAGTATCGGACAGAGATAGACATCTATTTTTGATGGGAACAGAAACTACTATTGGAACACCTTCTACACAAAACAAAATGTTTATTAGATTTTCTAATCAAGAAGATATTGGAACTTATACACCAACTGCAAACAATACAGCTGGTACATTTTTACTTGACCAAGGAAATGAAATTATTACAGCAGTACAAGGTAAGGATTATGTACTTGTACTAACTGATCAAGCTGCTTATGCAATTCAATTCGTTGGTCCACCTTTTACATTTAGTATTAGACAGGTTGGTTCTAACTGCGGTTGTTTAGGTCAGCATGCAGCAGTATATGCACAAGGAGCTGTATTCTGGATGGGATTTGGCGGTGGATTTTTTATGTATGATGGTACCGTAAAACAACTTCCATCATTAGTTGAGGATTTTGTATTTACAACACAAGGAGATGCTTTGGGAATTAATTACGATGCCAATCAAATTTGTTATGGTTATCATAATTCACTTTATAATGAAGTGGGTTGGTTTTATGCAGCGAGTGGCTCGCAGCAAATTAATAGAAATGTAGTGTATAATTTTTTAGAACAAAGTTGGACGACAGGTTCTTTATCTAGAACAAGTTATAATGATGCTCATACTTATGGATTACCATATGCAACACAATTTACTGTTAATGGTACACCTACTTTTCCAACAATTAATGGGGTAACTAATAACTATGGATCGAGCAAATATTGGGCACATGAAACTGGAGTTAATGAAGTAGATGCAAATGGAAATCCAACAGCAATTACATCTTATATTCAATCAGGTGATTATGATATTTCTATAGAACAAGGTTTAGGTGGAGATGGAGAAAATATAATGAGAGTATCTAGATTTATTCCTGACTTTAAAAATTTATCTGGTAATGCAAAAATAACAATGTATTTTAGAAATTACCCTGGTCAAACAGAACAATCAGATTCTAATGGTCCATTAATTACTGGGCCATTTACATGTAATGCAACGACAACATATGTTAGTACCAGAGTTAGAGGAAGACAAGTTAGTTTAAAAATAGAAAACGATGCAGTGAATGAGTCGTGGAGATATGGAACTTTAAGACTTGATATTGCAGCTGGAGGAAGAAGATAATGGCAAAAGTTACACCAGTATTTCCAAGTACCATTGTTGATAGACAGACAGGTGTAGATAATCACCAACAATTAGTTGAAGCTTTAGAAACATTAAAGAACCAATTAAACTTTGGTTATCAAGAAGATTTAAAACAAGAAGTAGAAAGATTTAGTTGGTTTAATACAAGGTATGGTTGCTAATGAGTGGATGTAATAACGTCAATGTAGAACCTACAGTAATTGGTGGTGGAGACGGGTCAAATGCTTATGATGCATTTGGTAGACTAAGAGTTTCTAATCCATTTACTATTTTTGATAGTACAAATGTAATGTCAAAAAATAATCTTTTTGATGAATCTTTAACTGGATCAGGAACAGTTTCATATACCGCAAATAAATCTACAGTTAATT